GATGCTCACGATGTGACTTACACCAACGCTATTTTGGGTGCTGACATAGAGCAACTAGAAAAATTAATAGCGCTTATTGATGACGGCAATACACATGATACTGGCAAAGCCAAGGGTTTTGCAAGCGCAAGCAGTAATGACAAAGCAGAGATTGTAAAAAAAGATATTGTTAGACAGACAATGATGCGTAGCGGGGCAGTTGATTCCAAGCCAACAGTGTTTGCCTCAAGAACAGGCGAATTTAAAGTTGGTACACATAACATAGAAACCGACAACAATGCACCAGAAGCCGACATGTTCACAGCGGACGAGAGAGGTCATACGGTCCAGGTTTTTGTTCCAGAAGGAGTTGAGGTAATAAACCCAAGAACTGGTAAGAAGATGGTTCTTGACTCACCAGGTGCTTCAGTAGCATTCGTTGAAGACGGTGGCAACTTGTCTGAAGTCCCAGATGCCCATGCTATTGAAGCCATTCTTAATAACGCAGAAAATGTTCCAGGGGAACGTAAGTCTGGATGGAGATTCTCAAAGCCTGACGGAAGGTTTGAATGGTTGGGAGGAGGTGGAGGCGCCACTGGAATGATGCGCCTCAAAGATAGAAGAACAAACCTTATCTTCGGAATAAAGTTTGAGGCTTCGTTTATGGCACCAGAAGATGACAAGTACGGAGAATGGACATCACCATTCCCAATCACAGATACCGCCGTTGCTGATGCTCCAGAAGGAATAGTAAACGAGGTTGTTGGTCAAGCGGTTCTCCAAGCACTTGGCTTTGAACCCGGGGCAACAAGGGTTGTGAAGAGAAGCACTCGTGGCGCAGGAGATAAGAATGGCGGAGCAGCACTAATAGTAGAGTTCGCTCAGAACAGATACAACAGAACACGTGATGCTGACGACTACGCACCTATGACAGTACGGAAAGAATCGGCAATAAGAATGCTTCTTCTTGATGCCATACTTGCAAACAGGGATAGAAACCCGCAAAACTTTTTAACATCTATCCAGAGCGATGGAACGAGGGTTATTATCCCCATAGACCACGGAGCCATCATGGCTAATAGACTCAATAATTTTGATTTGAAAGGGGCGGTCTCTTCACAGATGGGTTGGAACGCCATTGAGTATGAGAAGATTCTTGATGATATGACACGAGCAGAATTGATAGCAATCATGCCCAGTATTCTTGCTGACTACAGAGCCGACATAGAGCAGAAGAAGGCAGACATTGTGAAAGCAATGAATGAAGCAGTCGATAAACTGATATCACTCCACGAAGACGGCGAATGGCCCGACATGGATTACCTTGGGAAGTTGTCTGAGGAATATGACAATAGACTCAAAGCAGTGTTTTCAAGACTTGATGAAGTAGCATCAATGTCCGATGAAGACTTTTTAGAATTGTTTAAATATTTGAAACTTGGATACAAATAATGTCATCAAAATATTATTTCCTTATTGGTCCCAACTCAGTTGACTCTGATGCCCCGTCAACCTTGTTTATCTATGAAACAGAGAACAATGACACAGAGGGTAAGTACGCTGTTTACCATAGGGACGAAAAACGTCAGAACTATTGGGAAAAGTGGCTAGAACAGGACTACTTTACTCCTTCACAGTTTGCAAGCAGATTTGGATACAGCAATGTTGATGCTGGTCCACTAAAAGGCGAAGACCACTTCCAAGAATTGCTTAGAGAAGCAGGCATTGTCAATAGAGACACAGTCAAGGGCAAGGTTCTCGCATGGGTAGACACAACCACCAAAGACTTCCTGTCCAACGCACCTACGATTGAGTTTAAAGAGGGTGGCTACACAAAACCTGAACTGCGTGAGCGCATAAAGAACAGAATTATGGCTGGTAGCAAAGGCGGAAACCCGGGGCAGTGGTCCGCCAGAAAAGCACAGTTGTTGGCTCTTGAGTACCGCAAGGCAGGTGGGGGCTACACGGGTAAGCCCAGAAAGACACAGCGTTCGCTGAAGAAGTGGACTAGAGAGAAATGGACCACATCAGATGGCAAACCAGCGATTCGTAAAGGTGGCACTCGTAGGTATCTCCCTGCTAGTGCTTGGTCTCGTCTTACGCCTGCTCAGAGGACAGCAACGAATAGAAAGAAAATCCAAGGAAGTAATCGGGGTAATCAATTCGTTGGAAATACAGAGAAGGCTAAGAATGCGGGAAGAAACGCTAGAAAGACTTAGAGGGTGATTTCCTCTTTGCCTTGCCAAGAACCCTAGCGATAAGGGTGAGAGTCCCAATCTGTTCGGAGTGTTTCTCTATCAACACTTCGTGTCGCTTTACTGTCTTTACTAAGTACAGGTTTAATACTATCGACAATGTTAGTAAAAAGCAAATAATGATGGTCATGTTCACCTCCTAGGGGTGATGAATTCTACCACTTACCAATCGGGCAGGACTCCATCTCATACTCCACCTTGGTGAGCAGAAAACAACCGCACAACTTGCATGTCTTCTTCCACTTTTTCATGTGCGGGCATTTTTTACAAGCCGCATACCGATATGAAGCAACCTTTAGCGAGACCTTCTTGGGTCCCGTCTCTAACGAAGTCTCGTCCCGCATTGTAAACAGAACTCCGACCACGGGTAGTAGCGACGCATATTGGTTGGGTGAGGACAATCCAGTGTGTCCTCAACGAACTTGTTGACAGAATCACGAATCATTTGAGACATTGTTTTACCAACAGTCTCTGAAGCCTGCTTCCAACGCTCCCTGTCAGCCTCGGTAAGGCGTATCAGGACTGTCTTGTCAGCAGGACCAGACTCTGGTGACAACTCTGCGGAGATAGATGTCCCATTGGCAACTTCTCTTGCGAGAGCCGCCTCCATGTTGTTTTGGTCATCATTACTCATCGATTACTTCCGCATCCATAATGTCGTCATTTTTTGCTTGCTGCAGTATTCCTATGACAGTAGCAGATGGGAGTACACCAGAAGCGCCCATGATTTCCAGCAGTTTTCTTGCTTCTGTTTCGGGGTCAAAGGCATTGACAGCGGCGGGACTCTGCGCTGCACCGGCAAGAGTTGCGTTGATTGTCGTTTCAGTATTCCTGATATCCATGTTCACGTTGATGTTGGCGCTGGCTTCCATGCCCATCAGTTTGGCTCTTCTATCAATGATTGACAAAACCTGCTGTACTGCTTTCATGTCAGGCTCTACTGCAACTTCGGTTCCGTCATCCATCTTCACCTTACGATGCTGAGTCATAGGCCAGATTGCCGCCTGAAGGTTGTCCAGACGCTCCAGTTCCATCCGTAAGACCTCTGGATAGGCAAGAAGGGCTTCTTTGTTCATCTTCTCTAATTGGCGTCTTACAGCCTGATTGACGCCACTCGTAGACATGTCAAATCTTCTGGCTATTTCATGCGTAGAAACGCCAGCCTGTCTCATCTTGAACACACGAAGGTCTCGCTCTGCGAGGAACTCTCTCGTCATGACCTTGTTTTGTTTGCTCATCTATTCACCTTAGCAAATTCCATGACCTCAAACGGGAACAATTTGCCTCTCCTCATTTTAGTTGGGAAAGGTCGTTCATCACGAGCACCTCGGAAATGTCGTACATCGTAGATGTGAGGTCCGCCACTTGTGAGGTCTGGAGTCAGTGCGATACCAAACTCTGGCCAACGGGACCACACAGCAGAGCCAAATGGACGCATCTGTCGGTTGTTCATGCTCTCACCCAATGGAGCGTGATGCTCTAACCACAATGCACACTTGTAAACGTCACGAACATGGTCTAGGTAACGGGCGACTTCCACTGCTACTGACTCAGATGTACGACCACCTGGGTCAATGAATGCTTTGTACAAAGGTCCCATGACGAGGAGTTCAGGCTTTGCTTCTTCAATTGCCTTCTCCAACACCATTCTGTCCTCTGCTTTCATCAGGTCCAGTCCCGACGGTTTGACCAGCAGTTGAGCGGTTGGCTTGTTCGTGTATCCCCTGTCCACCGCTGTCTTTAGGATGGATGATGCCGTGCGACGAATGATGCGTTCTGGGTTTTCCAAGTCAACAGTCAGGGTTCTGATTTGTTTCATCTTTTGGTATGTAAATGGATTGATACCACAGCCAGAGAGGATTGCCACTTGTCGTGCAAGCATTGTTTTACCAACACCTTCGGCTGCAACAACGATTACTCGTTCGCCACGCTCAAGGATGTCCTCAATAACCCAATCGTATGAGTCATCGGTGCTTTCTTCAATGAATGAGTCCCAGTGTACTAAGCGACCAAAGTCAACAGGCTTGTCTCTCGCAGCAAGGAGTGCAATGTCCTGCGCCTTTATCAGAATCTGCTGTGGTGTGAGGTCTGTTCTAACAAGTAGAGCCTCCAACTTTGTTCTCGCTTGAGAGAAGGCATCGTCCGTTGGCGGGACCGCCACGGGTTCTGTCGGCGATGGAGTTGGCTTGTCTGCTTCTAGCGCAATGAATTCATCAAGTGAGCCACCGATTGACAGGTACTCAGTTACATCTTTACCTTTTGGTGCGACCCAGATGTTCGCTGTGCAACCAGCCTTTGTCAACTCTGCGAATACGAGTTTTGCGTGAGCAATTCCTGGTTCGTCATTGTCGGCGATGATTTCTACTTCGGCACCTGCGAGTGCTTCTGTGTGGATGTCAAGCCACTTACCTGCACCACCTGGCATTGTTGTTGCGATGATGTCCATCTCAATGAGAG